TTGGCCTACAACGACGGCAATATCAAGTTCAGTGTCGACTGGTTGCGACCTGTTGATCAGCAAGCTCAAACCGACGACTGGTCGGGCACGGCGTTTGATCCGATTGGAAAGTTTAATACCATTAAGCGGATTATCTATAATCGCTATGGAGTTAAGCTGACTCGGGTTATTTCGTCTAACCGAGTTCTTAATACTCTTATCAACTCTGATAAGTTTATTGTTCGCGCTGGTATGGGTGTTGCTGGTTCAACTGGCGCGCCTACAGCATCTGATCTTCCATACCTTCTTGAAGGCTATGGACCACAGTTTGCTGTAGACCTTATTGAGCGTCAGACTGGAATCAAGTTTATTGAGTACGATTCTGGTTATCGCAGCAAGCCTGACTTCTCTGCGATTCCTAACCCCACAATCACTTTTAACCGATTCCTTCCTGAGAATCGTTTGGTGTTCTTGCCAGATGAAGCTCAGATTAGAGAGTTCGATAGCTCTCCGATTGGTTTCGGCAAGATGATGACTAGCCCGCACAGCATGGGTAATGGTGCTGCTGGCTTCTACGAGTGGGAGCAAGAAACCACTGATCCGTGGGGTCGCAATATCGGAACTGGCATCAAGACGTTTCCGCTGTTCCCGCACATGGAACTGTCTTATACTCTTGATGTTACTCTGCCAGCAGAGGTTGGATAACATGGCTAAGGGTGGAGCACATAAGGGTAGCGGCAAGAATACCGTCGTTATCAAGAAAAAAGGTGCAACCGGAGGAGTCAACCCAGGCGGAGGTAATCCTGGCATTAAGCCCTATCTTGCTCAGCCTATGTCTGGTGCTACTGATCCAGTAGGACAGATTCCCAAGAAGCGCCGCGTTATTGGACAAGGTGAGCATTAAGACTGCGGTCCGGTTCTGAACGGAGCAGAACCGGACCGCACCCCTGTGGATAGGAGTAGAAGTGACTGATAAAAAAGAACCCGAAGCCGAGAAGATCGACGATTATGTCGAGTATGATAAGGATGATTTCGCTGGTGTAAGCAATGCTTATAAGAATGCAGCTAACGAAACCGATGTTCCTAGGTACGCCGACGAGGACGAGAAAAAAGAATACAAGGATCGATCCGAGATGGTCGCAGAGGTGGTTGGCGGCGAAGGCTTTGTAGGTTATGGTGCCCACCAGGAGAAGAATACTACTGATAGCACTAGTAAGACGCCCGAAACCGAGTCCAAGGCTCCTGTGCAGGCACCCAAGGCTCCGGAGTCTGTAAAAGCAACTCACACCTCTACTACTAATAAGTAGTAATACATGCCACTAACACGTCAAGTTTACTGTACTGAAGCTGACATTCGTACACATCTTGGTGCGAATGTAAAGCTTCCTGCAACAATGTCGTTTGATACTATGCGGGAAGCTGCATCTAACGAGTTGGACAGTAAACTTGGCGTGCGGTATGTAACTCCTATTGTAGCTTCTGTTTCAGATCCCGTACAACAGCCTACGGCATATTGGCTTTCAACTGTAACCGCAATGATTGCAGCAGCTCGATTTATGCTAAGCACTGCGGCACCTGGCTCACAGGAAACAGCGAACAACTACGGTGTTTATCTACTTGCAACCGCTGAAGGTTTAATTAAAGAAGTTATATCTGGTCAGCGTGATCTAATTGGAATCATAGAGGTTGGAGATACTGGACAAAAATATAAAGGTCCAGCTATTATCAATGAAGATGCCTACTCGCAGGTAGATGTATATTACGACAACTTTTTCCCATACGGATTTCTACCGTGCCGTAAGCCTCGCGAAGAAGGTACACCGTGGCCCGGTTAAATCTTGATGTAAAGATATTTAGCAAGCAGCCAATTGTCAGGCTCAAGTGGATGGAGGGTAGAATTTCTCCTGAGTCATTGGCAGCCTTTAATGCTGGACCTGTTGTTGAGTATCTACAAGAACGTGCAAAGGAACGTTTTGCTCAGGAAGGTGATGCCGCATCTAGAAGGTGGACACCTCTTCATCCGGCGACTGTGAAGATTCGCACACGCGAGGGTTATGTGCCCATCAGAATCAATGATCGCACGGGGCAGATGAAAGCTTGGGTCACGGGCGCGCGAGGCGAGGTTCTAGCTTCAGAGCAGGCGACCACACTCAGATGGCCGGGACGAGCGCCTGGTAATATTAACACCAAGCTTAGAACTGCACAGTATGGTAATCCTAAACCGAAGACGCCACCTCGACCAGTAGTTGCTCTTGATGAAGTAGATGTGTTTACAGTTCGATTCATGCTTGAGCAATGGGTCGGAGCTGGTAATAGATGACATTAGCTGATCCAGGTAATGTATTCTTTCCATACAATGTAGTTGGTACATTACAAACCTCTATTGCTACTATAGATTCTGATATTCAGTTTATTCCTAGAAAGATTAACTTCAGTGATCCAGATCAGTCTGTAGCTATCTGTCCTATAGACTGGATACCGGACGTATACGAAATAGGAAGAAACGAACCTTCAACTCAGATTTATTTGTTATATATTCAGTCAATGATTATTGATCCCGACCAAGGTCGGGGATTGAGGGTTCATACTTATTTAGCAAAGAGAATAAGGGAATTGCTTGCGCGTAGTGTTCCGTTACATATAGCATTGATGGGACTTGAGACTACAGACTCGAATGGCGTAACAGAGAAACTACTTCAGCATTATGCGGGTAGCCAGTCATTTCATGATTCTGAACAGGACGGAAACTGGTATTACTTAAGTACTCTAGAGTTTAGAATTAAGACACAGATAATAGACTAGGGAGGCGTGATGCCAGAAAATGTTCTCACAGTAGAGGATCTTGAAGGTGTTCCTGTAGAAGATCTTCGAGCTGAAGTCGAAAAAAGGCGTGAGCAACTTAAGCAGATCAGGGTAGAGAAGCAGGCTAGGGCTCGCGAGCAGAGAGAAGGCGCTGCTGCATCTGCACTTAAAGCTGAACTAGTTACATTGTCTCGGGAACTTTATTTTGAAAAAGTTGCCGAAGATATTATTTCTGGTGCATCTGAACAAGTGTCAGATGATGATGACGAGTCCGATGAGCCTGTTCCGGTAGAAGAGCGTGCTCCGGTTCCCGAGGAAAGTTCTGCAGTTCATTTTCCTGATCCTTTCGAGGACGACACCCCGACTAACGAGGAGTGAGTAATGGGCGTTAGCTCGCAGCAAGGTGTATTTGCCTTCAAGACGCAAGCTTCTCGCGGAGTTGCAGCTACGAACCTTGGTACGACTGGCGTCGCCATGTATCGCACTGGTGGTTCTCTAACTGGTAACCGCGAGCTTTTGGTTCCTGATCCTGAAATCGGCGGCGGTCGAGATGTGCAAGACGTCTTGCTCGGTCCGGTGTCATTTTCGGGTGATATCGAATTTCTTTGCCGATTTACTTCTATTGGCGTTCTCCTCAAGGCGGCTCTTGGTACTGTAGTTTCTGCTCCTGGAACAGCTACCGCTACACATGAACATACCTTTACTCCATCTGATGCAACGGCTCTACCATTCTTGACTGTGTATGAGCGTGTCGGTGCTGACATGGAACGTATTCAGTATACTGATGTTGTTGTAAATACACTGCATCTAGAATGCGATCCTGATGGATTCTTGTCTGGTACTGCTGGACTTATCGGCTGCCGAGCAGTATTTGGCGCAGCTAACGTTGTTGTGGATACTGTACTTGACGAGACAAGCCTTACTGTTGGTACAAACATTAAGGCTCTATATGGTGGAGCAGATATTAAGGCTAAGGGATTTAGTCTCGATATTAACAATAACTTCGAGGATGACGATTATCGTCTCGGATCATTCTACCTTGAGGACTTGACTCCTAAGCGTCGAGAAATTACAGGAAGTCTTTCGCTACGTCCTGAGAATAAGGATATGTTCCGTCAGGCTCTGCTTGGTAGCGCAGCAGCTACTGAACCGGGTGGCCTGACTACCAAGGAAGAAATCAAGTTCGAGATTGATACGTATACGGAAATTCCTACCAGTGCTCCTCCGACTACGTATTCCTTGGATATCACTTTGGGTCAAACGGTGTTTGAACCTGTTGGCGCAGAACCTTCCGGTGACGAAATTTTGGAAGCTGACTTTAACTTCCGTGTGATTCGTCCGGATTCGGCTGAGCCAATTATGGAAGCAGTTCTTACTAACGGTGTTCCTGCCGTTGTTTAGACTCGTCAGAGGGCCGCGACTCTGACGCGCTCCTGGGCCGCTTATCCGAGTGGGCGGCTCAGGAGCATCCCTATAAGTCACTAGACCTAGAGAGGGTCAAAAATGACACTACCTGTTGAAACTACTGATACTTCTAGTTTTGATGATGACCCGGCAATTGAGCGCGCTAATCAGCGTATGCTCGACGAAGGCGAGACGATCGAAGAGAAGCAGATCGTAGATTACTTTGCCGAGCCGATTACCCATCGCTTTGATCTTCCTGATGGTATTCAGTATTTTGAATACCAGGAGTTGCTAGAAGGCGGCAAGGCTAAGTACGAGCGAAAGACCAACCGCGATATCAGGGTGCAGCGATCGACTGGTGACGCTCGGCTATCTGTTGATGCCGCTACTCAGCGTCAAGAACTTATTCGGCTGTCTGTTGTAGGCGCCAATGTCTACGCTCCGGATAAGCACACTGGCAAGCTAGTAAAGCTTCCCTTTAATAGGGAATCCTCCACAGCTTTTTGGGATCGCGTATTTCAGAGTTTCCCTGCTAAGATCATTCAGAACCTTCATGAGGAAATAGTGAAGGTTAACGAGTGGATGGCAGCCGACGATGATATTGAAGCGCTGAAAGAACAGCGCGAACAACTCGATGACCGGATCAAGCGAGCCGAGGAAGTTCAGGCAAAATCCGAGTCCTCCTAGATCAGGCTAGGAGGTATATTCGCGGCAAGACTATACAGTCGCCACACCCAGCGCTTCTAATTTATTCAAGACTGGAAGCAATGGAGTGGCACCACCAGTACCTGGCCGGTGGATTGGCAGATCAGCATCCAATGCTCCTGAGGTATTTCGATATCTTGCATCAGGAGAAAGCTAGATATCAAAAAGAAAAACAAGACGAGCATGAGAAGAAACTCAAGTCTCGTCAATCCCGAGGCAGAGTTAGAAGCTCTGCACCTCGGCGACGGCGATAACATACCGAGTGAATTGCTTGATTGTCCTAAGCTCGGTATGTTATCGTTCGCTCGATCTGTCGGACACATGGAGGTCCATAAAAGACTCACGTCTGGAGATCGACTTTGAATCCAACGCAGCTTGCGATATATGTTACGGCACGCGCTGCGGAAGCTCGTCGAGAATTGGCTAAAGTCCGCTACGAGCTAATGCTGCTCGATAAGCAAATGGAGACTTCTCGCCAGGCGAGCAACAGGGAATACTTTACTAATCTCACCCGCCAGGGTTCCCGCATGGGCTGGCTGGGACGACAGATTACTGCAAACCTCACCGCTCCTATCCTGTTAGCTGCAGGTGCGGGAATTAAGTGGGGTCTTGATTTTGAAAAAGCCATGACTCGACTTCAAAAGGTCTATGGTGATACTGCTGGCGATGCTCAAAAGTTCGGCTCTGAGATTGGAGCACTGGAACGTAACTTTACCGCATTGTCAAATCGTTTTGGCGTTGCTCGAGAAGAAGTTGCAAACATTGGTGCTGAATGGGCAGCTGCAGGTAGCGGTGGCGCAGCTCTAGCTAAGCAGGTTAGACTTACTCTTCAGACTATGGTTCTTGGAGAGATGGAAGCTACTGATGCTACTAGAGCGCTAATTGCTATTCAGGCTCAATGGGGACAAGATACTGCAGGACTTACCTACACTCTTCAACAATTGAACGCCGTTGAAAACCAAACTGGTACAACGATGAAAGATCTTGTTGAAGTTTTCGAGAAAGCTTCAGGTACTGCTCGTACAGCTGGACTCGATACAGCGCATCTTGCAGCTATGGCAGCTGCCCTTGTCCCTGCTGCCGGTTCAGCTGAAGAGGCTGGTACAGCATTGCGCACTATGCTTAACCGCTTAATGACGCCGACTAAGGATACGGCTGATGTTCTTGGGGAGCTAGGGATCGAGCTGTCTAGCTCTAGCTGGCAGAGTCTTAACGCTGCACAGCGTATGGAAAAGCTTGCTGAGGCTACAACTGCTCTAACTGGACCACAGAAACAGCAATTGGCTGCACTGGTTGCTTCGCGTTGGCAGATTAATAAGTTCGAAGTGCTCATGAAAGCACTTACTGACGATACAAGCTATTATGCAAAGGCGCTTAGAACTCTTGCCGATCCTCTGAATGTTGTAAATATTGCAGAGCGAGAACTCGCAACTGTTCTGGAGTCTAACCCTCAGCGTGCCAAGATTGCTGGCACGATTATGAAGAATTCTCTTGTTGATGCTTTGGCTCCGATTATTCCTTTGTTCATCCAGGTGTCACAATGGATAGCAAAGGCTATGAAAGCTTTTGCTGATTTGCCAGTGCCTGTTAGGTCGGCGATAATAGCTGTCGGCCTGCTTGTGGCAGCACTTGGACCATTGATCTTGTTTGTTGGTATGGCAATACTTGTGTTTACACAGATTGCTCCTAGGCTTCATTATGTGACTAAAGCTCTTATGCTTCCTCTAGCTCCACTTAAATTAGTGGGCTGGGGTTTTAGAATGCTTGGCATTGCAGCTGTTACTGGTTCTATGATGGCACTTAATGCTACACAGGCGTTTATCATTGGAACTATTAATTTTACAGCCAAAGCAGCTAAGGCTTATTCGTTATTGGTTTCTGCAACTACGGTTGCATTCAAGACTATTCAGTATACTATTCTTACTGCCATGTTGGTATACCCGAAAGTCTTTTCTGCTATTCTGGCAATGTATAGATCTTACATTGCCGCAAATGTAGTACTTGGCAAGACTTATATTGTAGGCTGGGTTGCACTTCAGAAGGCTTGGGCGACCGCTTCGTTTGCAGTATTGCTAGCATACAGAGCTGCATCAGTCGCTTTTTGGCACGCATACTGGAGAGCGGTAGGTTTTATACAGGCAGCCGGCCAGGCCGCCATGGTAGGGCTGGCAAAGATGTGGGCTACAGCTTATACGGCTGCGGCTCATGCAGGATTCCTGGGAGCGAGAAGTGTATACGCTGCCGGACTCTTTGCGTTTATGGTTTTAGAAAAAGCTTGGGCATTGACTCTTGCCGGTTTTCATGCTGCGACATTGGCGGCAAGAAAAATTTGGGCTGCGTTAATGGTATCTGTTGACAAGAAAATGTGGATAGCTCTTGTCGCTATGGCTAGTTCTGGATTCAAAGCTCTATGGGTTGCAATGGCTAAAGGTGGAGCTGGCCTTATTAGACTCATCGCAAGCCCCTGGGCACTTGCAATAGCTGCTGTTATTGCAATAGTAATTGGCTTTAGAGATCAGATTAAAAAAGCTTTTGAGAATATTAAAGCGTACTTTGCTAATATACCTCAAGGGATTAAAGATGGACTTGCTCCTCTTGTTGGACTTTTCAATAGGGCTAAGCAGGGAATCGTCAATGCCTTTAATGCCTTACCAGAAGGTGTGCGAAATGCCCTGTTGGCAGTAGTTAGGATAGTCGCTGCTGCTGCTAAAAAGGTTTACGAACTCTTTCAGTATTTGAATCCATTCGCTCGACATTCTCCTTCTCTTGTCGAGAATGTTCAACTCGGCATGGCTCTTGTTGCTGGTGAATTTAATCATGCTGCAAATGTAGCAGAGTCTAACATTCTTAGACTCAAGACCGCTATGGCAAGTTTGCGGGCAGCATCAGAAGGCTTGAGTGCAGGCAACAATGCTGCTGCTAATGCTGAGTTTCTTAAGAATGTAAGTACCGCTGGAGCCGAAGCCTCACTTCCTCAGTACGATGCATTAAAGGCGGACAT